TCGCAAACGTAGCCAACGAGTTATCAAAAAAAACGCTTCCCCCACTTAAACCCAAGGACTACGAGAATCATGCCATAAAAAGGGTGTTGGGGGAATTATACAAAGGCAAGGACCCATCATCGGTTCTTACCTATATCCCTCGAATCAATATCATTGATCTGGCTAGAAACCCAGAAGCCTACCTTCAAAAAAAAGCAAGGATCATAGAACATATTGTCACTTGGAGAACAAAACAAGCGGCATTAAGAATGGCTGATGAGATCATTAACGGTTCTCCTGATTATAAGCTTCAAACCAGATACAATCTATTTGATAGGGATAGTAATATCAAGAAACTGGTCGAAGCTAATACCCCAGTAAATTTACTACAAGAGAAAGGGCTGAATGGAACCCCTATCAGACATTACATACAGCTTCAAATAAAGGACGGAAGCGAAAATTATCAATTCTTCGATGGACATGCGGTTATCAAACTCTCCGAGCAAAAGAATATCCTGTTAACCAAGGTACAAGGTCGGGATCTCACACGCAAAGAATATATCTCTGGAGGGGACTATAATATCACCATCACCGGGAAGATAGTCAGTCCCTACCAAGACGTATACCCGACAAAAGAGGTCATGGACTTGATAAAGATATTGAAGCATAAGGACGTGGTAACATGCCAATCCCCATACCTCGATATGTTTGAGGTCAATACCATCCTAATACTATCCTATGATTTACCACAAGCCATAGGATTCTCAAATGTCCAAAATTACACGATCAACGCAGTGTTCGAGAGAAATACGGAGGCATTGAAGTTCGAGGAGGAAGAAAAGAAAAAGGTTTTATCCGCAAAACAAGTAATGCAAGAGGAAATAGCGAAACGTGAGGCTTGGTTAGCCGCCAACCCAGAGCAAGTTGTTTCCAAGGCCAGCTTAAAGGATTATCTACGCAAGTTCAACCCCAAACAATTCATTCAATTACAAAACTGGATATAATGGAAATACATGGCTTAAGCATACTGAATTGCCTTATCACAATAGGGGACGAAGATCCTAACGATAAACTGAACATCTTAAATAAGGTCACTGTCAATGAGGTTGTCAATCTCCAGATCAAGGACTCCTATCAGACACTCATCAATACGGCCACCGTAGAGTTCACGAGACAGATCACGGTCAAGTCCTCTTTGAAAGACGAGTTCGGAACCAGAGAGGTCAAGCTTATGGGTGACAAGGATAGCTTGTTCAAAAGAGGTAAGCGTATCAATATAAAACTTTGCTACGGAATAGACGAGAATCTCAAAACGATGTTCGATGGATACATAACCTCTATCGTTTCAGGAAATCCTTTCACCCTTGAATGTGAGGATATGGGATATATATTAAAGCAGACAGCGCTAGATCCGATAAAGACCAGCGCAAAAGGTACCAAGATAAATGAATTTGTACCAACAATACTGAAAGGCACTGGAATAGAGCTTCACCCTAGCACGAAAGAGATGAATATGGAGATAGGTCAGATTGTCTATCCACAAAGTTGTACGGCAGCTGATATATTGAACAGGCTCAAGAAATGGGGTATCATGTGTTATATGAGAAATTATAACGGTATTCCTCATCTAGCTATAGGCAGAACATTCTTTTCTGTCAATACCTCTGAATCATTACTGAAAGACATGCCGGATACTCCTTATGATATAGAGTTTGATGAGAACGTGGCAGAGGATAATTTATCCATCCACAAATTAGATCCAGCTCTCATCGCCTTGGAAGCGATAGCCTTGTACCCCAACAACTCAATGTTCAAGGCTACAATAAGAAGAGATCCTAAAGATCTCTCTAAATTTCAAGTAGTAAATGAGACAAAGATAAGTAAGAACCAGTTAAAGAACACTTTATTATCAGAATATGACAAAAACAACAATCTCACGAACCAATACGGCGGCAAGAACACCAAAATCGATCTTTCTGCTTATAACATTCGTACTTTTCATGAATATAACGTCAACCGTGACACTCTTATCAAGAATGCTGAAGCGAAATTCGGAGAGATATCCCAGACCGGAATCGATGGAGACCTTACGATCTTCGGTGATTTTGGATTACAAGCTGGATGCAAGATACGGCTGACGGATAACCTTAATCCCGAGCGAAACGGAACTTACGTGGTAAGCGAGGTAATAACAACTTTCGGGGTAAAGGGGTATAGGCAAAAATTAAAGATACCATATAAATTAAGCGATAAATAATGGCAGACCAGAACAAACTATCAGAAGCGCTGAGACGGATCGTACAGGCCCCGGAGAATAACTTGATGATATTGCACGGCTTTGTAGCCAAATATACGCCGGGAGATAATGGAGTCATAGGAACCATAGATTTCATTTCCATGGATGGGACGGTAAGGATACCAGAAATTCCATTGAGCGCCATTCCCGGATTAAGCAAGGGCCAGATGATCGTCCCAACAATCAAGTCAGACGTGACAGTATTATGGGCGGTAGGAACCGGCAACGCCTCTATCCTATCCTTCTCCCATATCGATGCCCACAATATCATCTCAACCAAGGAAGTCAATATAGGAGTCACCAGCGAAACTCCTAACAATGAGGTTGACTATAACGAGTTGGAAGATGACGGAAACAAGAGCGAAACCACATATACCAACTCATCAATAACCTCTACGGTCTCAAACAAGACCGACTCAGCCACTCAAATCATCGCTCCCGACAAGATGTCATCTGAGATCGGATCGTCCAAGGTAGAGATCGATAAGGGGCAAATAAAGGGTAGTGTTGGGGACTCTTACGAAAAGCTGGATACTTCTGGGATAACGCTGGAAGGCAAACAGATATTCGTAGGTGAGGGAGCGACAGAACCAGCGGTATTGGGTACGCAGCTTGTGACCCTCATGATGAAATTCATAACCGAATGCTCAAAGATAACCACCCCTACCATGCTAGGGACGATGCCAATCATCAATCTCGCTAATTTCACATCGTTCCTCTCCGAGTGTAATTCATTTCTATCACAAACCGTAAAAGTAAAATAATGGCAGAAGAGATAATAGACCCTAACAAAGGGCTTATTGATATGCCAGATTTGGCAGGATCAGAGGTTTGTAAAAACTTGTATGAAAGTTTTTATGCTAGTATCAAAAGTAGTCAAGGCGATGCTCTCGAAGGTTTACCAGAACAGGATCAAATAGTGATCAATAACAAGATAAAGAATGCTGCCTATAACCTCGCCTCTCCCATAGCGAACTGCATAGGAACCAGCGAGCCTTCCGAGCCTCAACTAGGTACTTTCGTCAAAAAGACAGGAGATAACATGTCTGGAAGGCTAGGTACGTTATTCGGGTTTCAAACTGGAGAAGATGGTAAAATATTCTTCCAAACCAAGCAAGAAAAGGAAGGAGCTATCATAAAAGATCAGTACATATCGATTGAAGAAAAACTTAAAATAGATAGCCATAACCTATTTATCGACAATAAGATATTATTCAATCATTTCTCCAGAGACAGTGACAAAAAAGAAATACTAGAGATAGATGGAGGAAATATTGTTGATTTCAAGGAATCGAACATACAAATAACCGGAACACTTAACGCCAATAGCCTCAGTGTGTCTAATGATTCCTTCACCTACTCTAGTCATACCATTTATCACGCCGGTAACTCCAATAAGGAAGATGTCGATTGGACAATGAAAAACTCAGACATTGCGGGTAGTCTTGTCGTAAACGGCAATAGTACGTTAAAGGGACTTCTTACCTCCCTACAGAAGGTTGAGCTTGGAGCCAAGAACAATGTCATCCTATCCATAAAAGACGATGGTGATTTAGAAGTCAATGGAAATATAAAGTTAGGTAAACCATATAAGATCAAGGTTGGAGAGATAGATATCTTAGGGTGTTTATCAGACAAGGATATCCAACTATCATCAATTGGAGGTTCATTGATACTTGGAAGTGGAGACAAAAACACTACCGATATACGGCTATGGAATACCCTTACTACCTATGCTGGAGACCACAATCTAATCGATAAGTTTGGCAACGCCTCTTTCATGAACACGTTTGAGGCTGGGTATGGATTCGGCAATAAGCTTCTCAGTACCGCTGAAAGTTCTGTCGTTATCCACGAAAAATTACGATTCGGGGATGATACTGGCCCATTCATATCAGCTGACACATACGGAATCGGATTGGAAGCCAAATATACGAGAGGAGAGTACAGCGCAACACACAGGACTACGATCAATATAGGACGATCAACATCTATCTATCAAGATCAATCCAGAAACAGCGAAAGTGTATTTGTAAGTTCAACCGCCGATTTTTTCACGTTCAACAACCCTATAGAGGCAAAAGACTTTATCGGTATAACTGAATCGACAACCAGACTTTCCGATAATACGCTATTCTTCACCGATAACAATCGCTTAGTCAACATACCTGATGGTATCAAGCATTTTGGAAATTCCTATTTCATAAACAATCTCTCGTCTGAAAGATTCTCTACTGGTTTTGCTGGTGAGGGATGGGCGATCAGGAAAAAGCTAGATACAGGAAATGTAGAGTTAACCGTAGATGAGGCCGTGATCCGTAAGAAAATGAGAGTTTACGAGCTTGAGATCCAAAAAATAAGCGTAGTCAACGGCTCTCTCTGGATAAGTGACTCATGTAGCGCAGATAAAGTAACAACAATACCATAAACTTATGTCATTAATCAATTATACGAAGTACAAAATCTCTATCGATCCTAAATCAAAGAAAATACAAGGATTACAAGCCGGGGATATCGTCAGAAGACAATATTTTGACGGAAAGAATACTATATACAGCTTGATGGCTGTTCTCGATACAGGAATAGATAAGATCGCCAACGAGAACGGGGTACTGGAGGATTCGCCTTATTTCGTGGGAGCATTGCTAGACGGAGATATTCCCTCCAGCGATCAAGTGTTGGATTTCGCAAGGATGACCAATCTTTTCAACGCAGACAGAAGCGGAGCCTTATACTTAACGGCAAGTGATTCTGAAGCGCCTTATATGAGTGTTCTTGACAAACTTGGAACCGAGAAATCGTTATGTATCCCTTTCTTGCCGGGAAACACCTCTTCGATCGCCTCCAAGGATAAATACCATGCGATTCTTAACTCTAATGGCACATACTCCTATCAGAAATACCTTGATGGAGCGTATCGTGTATTCTCCATCAACAAGACCTCATCGGGAAACGCAAGGATAAAAACAACCTTCGAGGACACGCTGATGATCCAAAATGTAGTTATTATATCATACAAGATCAAGGCAACAAGATCCATCGCTTCTCTCCCATTCAAATTCGGATATACGGATGACAGTAAATATGAGGCCGAAGGAACAGTAAGCGTGTCTACGGCTTGGGAATATAAATTTCATCTGGTTAGGATAGATCAAACTCCTAGAGACACCAGAAGCTTCACTATCGTTCTTGATAATGCCCCCAACAGTACCATATCCGTAGCAGAGTTGAATATCATCAAGCTATCCGATATAGCCAATTTCACAAACGCAAACAAGGCTACCATCGGTAAAATCGGGCAAATAGTAGATCCCGTGTTTGGTACGCTCAAGGGTTATGGTGTCTACTCCCAAAACCTCTACGCAACCCAGAACGTTGGTATAGCCGGTACGTTAACCGCTGGCGATGAGAATGGATTCTCCAGTACTTTCTATGCAGGAAGAATACAGAAGAACTTGATACGAAACAGTCTTGAATGCGATTTTCAAGGCACAGCAACACTACTAACCAATGAGAATCTACCGGCACGCATTGGTAACGCATACAAGTTTACCACCGTAAATATGCACACGTTGGTTTGCAGGGAAGCGGGCTGGGCATCAGCGAACAAAGACAAGATTGTCACTTTCTCTATATGGATCAAGGGAACAAAAGATTTAACCGTAAAGATCTATCAAAACACGAACTTGATAGACTCTTTCGAAATAGAGGCTGGATGGCGTAGATATACGACCACATTCCCTGTATATTCCACTGCAAACGAACTTACCATGAGATTCGAGACTACGGAGCAATTGATAGTTTGCTCACCTCAGCTTGAGTTTGGAGAATATGTCACCCAGTACCAACCAACAGATGGCACATTATCTGAAGACAGCGAATCCTATGGCTTTTGGGCATGCAAGGGAGGTATAGGTGGTACGATCCAGAACCCCTTACTGAGATTTTGTGATGATGGTTCTATACGCTCCAGAAACGATTCATTCATAATAAAAAGCGATGGAACAGGACAGTTTGCAGATGGTCGTTTCGCATGGACAAAAGACACCATAACATTACAAGATGTAACGATTAGGTGGGAAGATCTTACCCAAGAGGCCCAAAATAATCTTTCAAGCAAGGGCGTGAGAATCACTGGTAGAAACGTATTCTATTATGATAAGGATGGTACGGTAGATAGCAACATAACAGCCTTAGAGGCCGAGGAGATAAATATCGTTCCTACGAGCAGGAAATGGGAATACCTATCTCCCAATGGATCTTGGATTAGCGCAGGAAGCGCCTCTACCTCTCTATTGTTGAGCGATACATCTAGTATCTGGAGCCAGAAGAACAACCTATCTATCAAATATACGGCTATCGTCAACAATAAAGAATACTACGACCTGATTAGCGTATATAAGGTATACAATGGGGTTGACGGCATACGGGGAGAAGACGGGATCGGGATTCTATCCATAGAAGAACTGTACGCCGTATCATCCAGTAAAACTACCCCACCTTCCGGATGGGATGGGAATATACCAGAGATGACACCAACGAACAAATACCTATGGAACAAGGAGAGGATTAACTTTTCGGACGGCACAAAAAAAGAGAGCGTACAAATCATAGGCGTATATGGGGATACCGGAGCAACTGGTAACGGTATATCTTCCATAACCAACTATTATTTGGCAACA